GCCCCCGGGGGGAGGGGGGGGTGGTCAAGCGGGTCTACCCATATAGACTTTTTCTGCAATAAGACCTACTAATGGAGTCCAGTGGAATATCTAATGGGATATGGAGGTCAGTATGATAGGTAGGCTTATATGGAGTATTAGGGAATCTAATAGGTCTTTAGGAAGTCTGATACGGATTTGACATAGATTATTGTCCCCCCTTAATAATCCCCTGTCTCCCCCCTCAGTCCCCCACAAGGGGGAAGGGGTTATTCTCGTAGAGCAGCGAAGAGATAACCACTGGGAGACAAGTTGACGAAGTCCCAATATATGGTTAGATCGTTGGATATGGATATTAAGATTATCAAGGAGGCTGAGGTAATTCGGCTGACCGGGTTGAGTAAGGACGAGATGAAGGAATGGCGTGGTAGGCTTGAGGAAGGGAAGCATTGGGTGCGTGTTCCTAGTAACCGGCCTAAGAAGTTATGGGCTATTAGTTGGACAGAGGCTGGGGTAGGGGCTTTGAGTAAGGGCGCTGATTTGGGGGAGCTGCAAGCCGACCTGGACAAGAACCTTGAGAAGCCGAAGGAGTTCTTTGGGATTGTGAAGGGTAAGTTTACTAACAAGCGGATTATTCTTTGTGACGTGGAATACGATAAGGTTAAGATTGAGGCTAACGTCCTGGTAAGGGACAGTGCTAATTTTGTGGTAGGTATGCGAGTGCCGTTGAGATCGGATGGGGGTCGCTGGGTGGCTGCGAAGCATCCTAGATTTGGGGGGCGCTGGTAATGGACGACAAGCCCAAGAAGCGGAAGCGTAAGGCTAAGGATATTGTGACTCATAACGACGAGCAGCTGGAGGGTGCTATGATGGCTGCCTTACAGACCTTGAAAGTATACTGTCCGCAGGGGGTTATTATTTTGAACTCCAGGTCGGATAAGTGGAAGGTGTTAACTTTTGGCGGCGGGGACAGCAGGGAGAACTTCCACGTTGTCCTAGGAGCTGCTCTTGCAGCCGGGGTCGTAGCCCTGGAGGTAGGGCCGTCTGAAGCGGACGAGTGGAAGGATTGACACTTGACACGATCTGCCAACGGCTCATCGTGACTCGTACAATGGCTCTCCCCTCTACCGAAAGGCACGGGGGAGTCTTCTCTTTGCCTTGGTAGCACAATGGCAGTGCGCCTGTTTTGTAAACAGGGGGTTGTCGGTTCGACTCCGACTCAAGGCTCATTTTGGAAGTCTCATTCAATGGCAGGATACCTGGTTCGCGCCGGGCAATGGGGGTTCGATTCCCCCCACTTCCCAGTTTACTACCAATAAGGTGGACTACTTGACAAGTTATGCACATTAGGGAGACTTATGGCACTATGAAGTCTAAGAAGCACGAATGTAAGGAATCCAAGGGCAAGGAGCGTGGCGAACACAAGCGTCCAGGCTATTCCAAGATGGAAGGTTTTGAGAAGGCTATGCACGGCAAGAACCGTGGCGCTGGTTTCAAGGGCTACGGAAAATCCAAGGGCGGGATGTAACGGCAATGTTCCCGTTCAACTCTGAAGAAGACGACGAATGGGACGAACTGGATGCGAGTGACATTGCTTCCATTATATTTTTAAGGACACCCAAACCACTATGGCAGACTACAAAGGCAGAAAAGTCACCCTTAACCGTCCGTTCCGTACACCTGGCGGCCCGAAGAAGTCGGCTGTCTATGTGAAGGCCGGTGCTAAGACGAAGATTGTCCGCTTCGGTGACCCGAATATGACGATCAAGAAGAGCAACCCAGCCCGGAAGAAGTCTTTCCACGCACGACATAAGTGCGCCACCGCTAAAGACAAGACGACTCCCAGATACTGGTCTTGCAAGGCTTGGTGAAATTAACTCAGCATCCAGTCATCAAACTCCCCTCAACGGAGGAGTTAAAACTGCTTCAGCAGAAACTTGGGTCAGAAAAACTCGCAGACGTACTACGCATTCGTGAAGAAAAGATCCACGCAGAAAAGACTGACCCATACCGCCACGGTTACGAGCCGTTCCACTGGAGGGATGCGGACAGTTTGCTTAAGACCCACCAAGAACTGTGCGTATTGGGTGGTAATCGTGCGGGTAAAACTGAATGGGCTGCCAAAAGGGTAGTCTCCGCACTGGTTAATACCCCCAATGCCCGTGTGTGGTGCTTGCATACCACATCCCAGTCATCCATCCAGATGCAGCAGAATGTTATCTGGAAGTATATCCCCCCAGAGTTTAAGACGCTGAAGAAAGGCCGGGTTACTAACGTCCAGTACTCCCAGAAAAACGGCTTCTCGGACGGCACTTTCATCTTTCCAAATGGTAGCCAATGCCATTTTATGAATTATGCCCAAGAAAAAAGAGTCATTGAAGGTGGCGAGTGCGATATCATCTGGTGCGACGAACTTGTACCGCTGGATTGGATCGAAACACTACGGTATCGTGTGGTTACCAGACGTGGTAAGCTGCTTATTACTTTCACCCCGGTTTCTGGCTACACTAACGTTGTAAAAGAGTACATCTCTGGCTGTAAGGTTCTGGAAAGTCGAGTTGCGACCATCCTTGACCAGAAAATCCAGCACGTACCAGGCGTTCCGAACGGACATATGCCGTATCGTGCTAAATCCCGTGGTAAGGATGCCGGGGTAGTTTGGTTTCACTCTGAGTTCAACCCGTACAACCCGTTCGACGAGCTGCGTCGCACTCTGGAAGGCAAAACAACTTACGAGAAGAAAATCCGAGCCTACGGCTGGGCTGATGGACTGGCTGGCGCTCAATTCCCACGCTTCGGTGACCTCAACGAGATTGACGACGACAAGATTCCAGAGGAAGGGACTAACTATATGGTCGTTGACCCTGCCGGAGCAAGAAACTGGTTTATGCTTTGGCTGCGGGCTGTCGGTACGGGCGAGAACACCAAGTGGTTCGTCTACCGAGAGTGGCCCGACGCTTCCTACGGTGAATGGGCGCTACCAGACTCCAAGTTGGACGGCAAAGCCGGCCCAGCACAGCGAGCAGGGGCTGGAAGAGGTATTGCGGACTACAAAGCACTCATCCGTGAACTAGAAGGCGAAGAAGTCGTCGAGGAACGTCGAATCGACCCTCGCGCCGGGGCTACACAGGCTGCTACCCAAGAGGGAGGCACTTCCCTTATCGAGTTGCTGTCCGAAGACCCAGACCCGATGTATTTCGATCCAGCGCCAGGCATCCGCATCGACGATGGCGTGTCTGTCATCAATGACGCTCTTGCTCACGACCCTGGACAGCCGTTGTCCCCAATCAACGAGCCGAAACTCTACATTGCTAAGTCCTGTGACAATCTTATTTACTCTTTAAGAGAGTGGACAGGCGCGGATGGAGATAAGGGTGCTTCAAAAGACCCCATTGACTGCTTACGCTATTTGGCTACGATCCAGCCAGAAGAATATGACGATGAATCGTTCAAGTGTAAGGGTGGAGGCTCTTACTGATGCGTAACCCCGACGATTACCCAATTCTGCTCTCCAGATCGCTTGCAGAGCAGCTGACCGGAATTGATGTCCGTGAATTGGACAAATTGAGGAAAAATGGCATTATCCGGTGTTACAATACATTGGGGGGTCAATATAGATTCCATAAGTCGTCCCTTTTACAATATATAGAAAGTAAATCATCACCTTTATGCTCTCAGAAGATTCTCGAAAAGACAAACTAACATTTTACACGGATACTCCCGATGTGGTGTATCTCCGTAAAGAACTTGAACGCTCCCTGTACAACGGGGGTAACGTCGCTCGCTTAAACAGCAACGACGACATTCGTCTAGCCCGTTGGGACGGTATGACCGACGACGGCAAGAAGTACTCGACCAATGAGGGTGTGACTGCGTTTCCTTTCGAGGGCGCTTCCGATGTGCGTTGTCGCCTGGTTGACCAGACGATTAACGAACTAGTCGTGCTGATGGTGTCTTCTTGGAATCTTGCACGTCTGCGAGTTTCTGGTACAGAGTATAACGACGCTTCTACTGCCGGGTCTATCCAGAACCTTGCCAACTGGGTTATTAATAACCGTATGAAGGCTGACCTGGCGCGTGAGGCTGAACTTTGGGCGCAGTACACTCAGCAGTTCGGTTGGTCTGCCGTCCACATTGGCTGGGAACGCAAGTTAGGCATCCGTAACTCTACGATCACGACAGGCGAAATCCAAGCCCGTGGTATGAACGGTGACCAGATGGCTATTGAACTTTTTGGCTCGCTCCAAAACACGGGTGCATCCGACCTCACAAAGTCGTTGTTAAGGGCTGTATATAATGTAGCCGAATCCGAAGTGGAGCGAGTCTCCTATGAACTGACACGGGCCGGTACTTCGACCTACCGGGAGCAATACACGGTTTCTAGTAGCCCAGCCGTAGCTGCGCTTAAGCCGTTTGACGAAATTGCCTTCCCTCCCGAAACCCTAGACCTCCAGGATGCACGTGTTGTATTCCGTCGGGTACATTACACGGCTGTCGAGCTGCGTGAGTTCATCGAAACCGATGGCTGGAGTGAGGAGTTCGTTGAGGAAGCCGAAACTGTTACTGGCAAGTCATCTTGGTATGCAGACCCTAATCTCATCCCAAGCACGACCAACGTAACCAATACGCTTCACCGCGCCGACAACTTGGTCGAGATCGTCTACGCCTATACTCGCCAGATTGGGCCGGACGGCATTCCTGCCATCTACTACACCGTCTTCTGCCCACAAGTCCGTTCTGAACTGTTCGCTAAACACGAATTGCTTGAGTACGCCCACGGTCAGTATCCATTCGTTGAAATGCGTCGTGAGCATCTCCGTCGCTCTATCATCGAGTCCCGTGGTGTCCCGGAACTGGCTTATACCGACCAGTTGGAAATCAAGGCACAGCACGACTCGATCCGTGACCGTACAGCCTTTGAGACTCTCCCGCCTATCAAGGTAAAGAAGCGTCTTGGCACTCAGAACCTCATCCAGCCAGGTGGTCTACTGCCTGTCACTACGCCAGATGACTATACGTTCCTTTCGCCTCCCACCGGGAATCCGTCCCTTGCGTTTAATCTCATTGACCGTGTTGAACAACGCAATGCAGCTTACTTTGGTCTGTACCACGCCGCCATCCCGCCTGTTAAGACCCAGACTACCCAGCAGTTCTTGGTGAACAACTGGCTTAATGCCTGGAGCAAGGTCACCAAGCAAATCATCTCGCTGGCGCTCCAATATATGGAAGGCTCTGAAATCGAGCGTGTCTGCGGTCAACCCATCGTAATCAGCCCTAATGAAATCTGCCAAGCCTATGACTTCAACATCTCGTACAACATCAAAGAACTCGACACCGACTATGTCTTGGAAAAACTTAAAGCAATGGCTTCCTTTGTTGTCCCGATGGATGCCGGTGGTGTTCTCAACCGTAATGAACTTGTTACCCGCTTCGTGGAAGCCATCAGCCCAGAAGCCTCCAAGTCGCTCATCCTCGACCAAACAGCTGCGTCCCAGAAAATGTACGAGCAAGTCCAAACGGACTTTGCCAAGATGATGCTTGGGATGGAAGCCAACTACGTCGAGAACGACCCAACCGCCAAGACCAAGCTGCAATACGCTCAAGACATTATGCAGAAGAACCCGAAGGCTCAAGCAGCTGCCCAGCAAGACCCTCAGTTCCAGGCTCTGCTCCAGAACTACTTCCAGAACCTCCAGATGAGCGTCAGCCAGCAGGACAACAAGACCATTGGTCGCCTTGGCGTTACCCCGGTAGCAAACAAGTTCGGTCAGCAACAGCAGGGTGGTCAGCCTGGCGGTCAACAGGGGATGATGTAATTTATGGCTAAGACACTAAACGAACATAAACGCTGTCTATCCTTTGAGAGCAACGAGGTCTTTGACGCAGTCATTGCTTATTTGGATGCCAATATTGAGGGCGAGGTAGATCGCGCCATCTCGTACAGCATTGAGGGCGAAAAGCGTATCCACGGCTGCGGACGTGCCGAAAGCCTCCGGGACTTCAGAGACTTGCTCTTAAGCGAGAACATTGACGCTAAGGCCGGTAAGTACGGGTCGTGAGTTAAGGCAGAACTTGCCAAAAGTTACAAACACGGGTTCAGCCCATTGACACCCCTTGAAATGAGGGGTTATTCCTCATACGCCCCTGGGAGCGACCAATCCCTGTTATGCCAGATAATAAAAGCGCCGATATCGATACGGCCGAAAATAATACCGAGGTACAGTCTAACGCCTACTCCACAGGGCTAAATGAGGAAACTCTTTCGGATGCACTCCGGAAGACTCTGTTTGCCGATCCGGTGGAACAGACGGATGAAGCCCAGTCCGAAACTGAGGGCGAAGACCAAACGGAGGTCAAGGATGATACTGTAGAAGAAGCCGACAACGCTGAAGATACAGAGGAAGTCCCCCAGGCCGAGGATGGCGACGAAGTTCATTCACAGGAAGCACAAAACGACGAGGGAGACAGCGATCTCTCTAAGGGTGTGCAGAAGCGTATCGACAAGTTAACTGCAAAGCGAAAGCAAGCAGAAGAGGAAGTCGCCAATCTCCGTAAGGAATTGGATGCGCTGAAGCAAACGGTGACCGAGTCACAGCAATCGAGCGAGCAGAACAATAATAGCGTCAATGACGCAGATAATCCGTTCAACTCGTTAAAATCGAAGGCTGAAGTTGACAAGGAAGTCGAACAAGCCCGATGGCTGCGCTATAAGTGTATGGAGAACCCAGAAGGGTTCTTCCTAGGTGAGAGTCAATACGGCTCGGATGACGTTAAGCGTATGTTGGTTAATTCTACGAAAGCAATCGAAGAGCATCTGCCCAAGCAGCTTGCCAAGATTGAAACGGAGAATCGAATCCGACCTATTGCTGAAGCAAATTATCCGTGGTGGAAGACTCCAGCCTCGAAAGAGTACCAAATGGCTCAACAGATGCTTAAGACTGCTCCGCAGCTGCGTAACTTCCCAGATTGGCAAATCTTTATCGGTGATGCCATCCGGGGAATGCAGACACGTGAGGGACAGGCGAAAGCCAGTTCCAATAACACAAGCAAGTCGAAATCATTACCGCCCGTCCGTTCTACTGCTACACCAGCCAAGACTACCTCTTCCGAAGCAAGAGCAAACCAGGCTCAAAGTCGATTCGCAAAATCGAACTCCGCTGATGACCTCGCCAAAGTGCTACTCGCTAAAGGCTTCATCTAAACCCCTCCCTCCCCCTACCCCATAAAATACAATGGCAAAACTTCTCGAAAAAGACATCGTCAACGCTGGTAAGCGTGAAGACCTGGCTAACCTCATCGCTCTCGTCGATGCGAAGGACACTCCCTTCACGTCGATGGCGAAGAAGGGCGCACAGCCCGGTAACACCATCTTCCGCTGGCAGGCTGACCGTCTCCCCGCTACCACAACTCCGACCCCCGTCGTTGACGGTTCGGATGTCGATCCCAACTCTGGTACGTCCAACTTCACGAACGATGGTGGTACTCAGTACCGTGTCGAACTGTCGAACCGTATCCAGATCTTCCGTAAGGCTGTCCGTGTGTCCAAGTTGACCCAGGACATCGCCAACATCGCTGGTGTCCGTGACGAACTCTCCAACAACGTCTCCAAGGCTATTACCCTTGTGAAGCGTGATATGGAAATCGCTATGTGTGG